AAAGATGAAGAGAATAATCTTGAGTTATTTAAGGTAGAAGAAGATGAAGACAACGGATTACTGGAAACAGAGAGTTCTGAGAGAAGCACATCTAACTAGGTCAATAAACACTATTGAGAAAGACCTTAGAAGAATATATCAAAACTCTTACAACAGGTTAGAGAAAGAACTAAGAAGATTATACCTTGAAATAATTGAAACAGAAGGTGAAGTCCTACCATCTCATTTATATCAGTACAACAGGTACTATGACATTATGAATAGACTTCAGGAAGAGATGGTAGGACTGGGGAAGAGAGAAGAAGTAGTTTTTGAAAGAGAACTTACTAATGTCTATAAATACAACCTTACTCTAATTAACCCTACTTTCAATGCTGACCTTAATAAACAAGCAATTCAGGAAGCAATAAGAAGAGAATGGTTAGATGATGTTTGGTCAAATAGGATATGGAAGAATACTAACCAATTATCTAATAAGGTAAGGGAACATGTTATAGATACCTTTGCTACAGGTGCCAAATCAGATGATTTTATAAAATCCCTTATGAAAGATTTTAATGTTTCATATGGTAGAGCAAAGACATTAGCAAATACAGAACTAGCACACTACTCAACACAGGCAGCAGTAGAAGGCTACAGAAAAGAAGGAATCACAAAGTATAAGGTTCTAGCAGAAAAAGATTGTTGTGATACCTGTAATGACCTTTCTAATAAGGTGTTTGACATAAATGATGATAGTGGGTTAGTTCCACTTCATCCTAACTGCCGATGCTCAATTGTAGCAGTAGTCTAAAAACCTCATATTTTTTAGTCGTGTATGTATAGTATGCGTATAAGGATAAACAAAAGGGTTTCATAAAGTAACTTAGAAAGGGACAGAGATATGGAAAACTTAGAAAATAACAATAACGAACAGGGTCAGGCAACTGAAACTGAAAACAAGTTAACTTTTACTCAGGAAGAATTGGATGCTTTACTCCAGAAGGAAGGTGACCGTAGAGTTAGCCAAGCACTGAAGAAAGCAGAACAAAAGAATGCTCAGAAACTCAAAGAGAGTGAAAAACTCGCAAAGATGAGTGCTGAAGAGAAATATGAGTATGAGTTACAGCAAAGAGAATTAGCAATAGAGGCTAAGGAGAGAGAACTTGCTTTAGCAGAGAACAAAAATGTAGCAGGAAAAATCCTGAGCGATAAAGGACTTTCACTAGATTTAGTTGACTTCATAGTAGATGAAGACGCAGATGTGATGAAGTCCAGAATTGATTTATTGGATAAAGCATTTAAAAGGTCTGTTAAAGCAGAAGTAGAAAAGAGATTAGGTGGGTCATCTCCAAAGAAAACGGATGTTGATACAACTACTCTCACTAAAGAACAATTCAATAAACTCTCCTTGTCTGAATTACAACAGTTAAAGAATGAGAATCCTGAACTATATCAGGAGATGAAAAATTAGGAGAAAATATGGCAGCTTTATTTGATTTTAAGGGATATGACAATGAAGTTCTTGAGAACAAGATTGAATCTATCCTTTCTACAAAGTTAGATATGAACAGGTTCATGACACCTGATTACTCACTTGAGGGTGAACCTGGAATGGTAAAAATTATCCACAGATATGTAGGTAGTGGAGAAGCAGAAGACCTCGCAAGGGGAGATGGAAATACACAGTTCATCGATGCTGAGTTCACACCTAAGGAATACAGAGTTTCTAGAACTCAAGCTCAGACAAGATACTATGATGATGACCTTATGACAGACCCAGTCCTTATTGATACTAAGGTCAAGACTATGGCAGAAGCTATGGTAAATGACTGAACAAAGAAAGCACTTGCTGAGTTCCATAAATCTACAAATAGTTTCACAATTACAGATTGGTCATTTGGTAACTTTGCTGATGCTATAGCAGAATATGCTAATGAAACAGAGAGTGAAGATGGTCTCTTCTTCGTTGTTGGTCAGGAATATGTTCCAGCAATCAGAAAGGAACTCAAAGATACACTTCAGTATGTAGAAGCATATGCTAGAACTGGTTATATTGGTTCTATTTGTGGTGTTCCTCTTTACTTCACAAAGGCAGACCTCAATGGAGATAAGGGTTACCTTGCTACAAGAGAAGCAGTTACAGCATTTATTAAGAAGGATGTCAGAGTAGAACAGGGCAGAGACATTGATACTAAACTCAACAACATCGTTGCTGATAGGTATGCTGTTATTGCTCTTACAGATGAATCTAAGTGCGTAGTTCTTAAGTAATTAAGGAGGTTCATTATGGCTAATGAATACTCACACATTCCCAATAATCATCTTGCTGATGCTCTTATTAGTAAGATAAAGGGTGTTGCTAATAGTAAGAGTTATGCTCAAATTACTAGTGCTAGTTGGTCAGTATCAGAAGATGAATCTTCTGAATCATCTGAATCTTCTGAGGGTCCAGGCAGTGAAGTTGATTGGAACTTAATGTACTGTAATGCTGCTTATATGAATGGAACAACCCAGTTGAACGCTACTTTATCAACTACTCAGGGTGCTCCAGCAGTAGCACCATTCCATATAGCTTGGTATAAAGATGGAAGCCTTATAACTGAAGGCGATGCTGAGTATAGTTCTGGTCAGGGAGAGGGAGGTAGTACTTGGGAACAGTATCAATCCTTGCTTTCAACTAATGCTTTAAGTGTAGATGATGTTGTTAGTATAACTGTTACCTCAGAAGGTGTAGAAGTAAAAACTGAGGAACTTACTGTTATTCAAGATAGATAATAAATCAGGAGGGTATCTAAATGCTTAATAATTTAAGACTGCTTCTCGATATACATAACTATGACCAGGATGATACCCTCTTAGCTATTCTAGAATTATGTAAATCTGAGTTCTGTAATTATTGTAGAAGAACTGATTGGGATAAACATGAAGATGTCATTACTGCTATGGCTGTATATAAATACAATAACCTCGGTAATGAAGGTCTTAAAGGTGAAGACTATTCAGGTGTTAACTTCTCATATGATACAGATTACTCAGCACCTATCCAAAGACAACTTAGAAATTTGAGGAAGTTACAATGTCTGTAATCAATAGAAGGTGGGAAAACATAGATTTACTTTCATTTGAGGGTAAAGATGCTTATGGGCAAACCAAACAGGGTGAACCCACTAGAAAACCTATTTCAGTTGTTTGGATAGATTACAAATTCGCTAATGTAAATAACCCTAAATATGTAGATGTAGATGTTCTTTGTTTGACTGTTTCAGAAGTAAACACAAACAATATGGTGGAAAGGGATGGTAAGAGATACAACATACTTTTTACCATCCCTGGTAGAAAATACAATCAGGTCTTTCTAAAATGCTTAGAGTAGAAATTAAGGCACCTACATTCAAAGAGGTAGACTTCAAGCCATCATTAGTAAAGGCATGCGTATTAGTTGAAACTACTGCTAAACAAAAGGTACCTGTTCTTACTGGAACACTGAAAAGAAGTATAACCCATGAAATAGAGGGCAATACAGGAATAGTGGGAACTAATATGGAATATGCTCCGTATGTAGAATACGGAACAGGTTTATTTGCTACTAATGGTGATGGTAGAAAAACACCTTGGCGTTATCAATCAGCAGATGGTCAATGGCATACTACTTCTGGTATGGCAGCTCAACCTTTTTTAGGGCCAGCATTAGAAGAGAATAGAGATGAGATAGTTAAATTATTTAGAGAAGCAATAAAGGAGCAATCATAATGTTAGATGTTACAAAGGAAATGATAGAAAAGTTAGATGAGATACTTCCAACTTACCAAGATACACCTAACCAGAAATTAGATGTTCCTGTAATTACATACTTTTTATATAGTGACCCACAGCAAGAGACAGGCGATACTCAAATATATAGCACTATCTCATATGTCATAAAGGTATGGGATACCAACATAGAAAATATGATGGCTAATACCTTATTAGTAGATGATGCTATGAGGTCACTTGGATATAGACGAACAAATATAAACCAAATGGGTGATGGAACATTATTTAGTAATGTTCTTACCTATAGTGGTAAAGCAAAAGAGTTTTTAAACGAAGTATAAGGAGAAATAGATTATGGCAACAGTTCATAGCGGTGTTCTCACAAAAGGTATTGAACTTAGATATAGAAACATAGCAGAAGGTTCTGAAGCTGGTGAGTTTATTAAGTTAAATGACCTTCAGGAGATTCCTGATTTAGGTGGAACAACAGATACAGTTGAAGTTACAACTTTTGACGATGCTGCTCATATGTATATCAAAGGTCTCTTAGATTATGGTGACAGTGTTGACTTTACATTCCTTTATGAAGCAACACAGTTTGCTATGTTTGGAGCAATGAATGGTCAGTATGAATGGCAAGTATATCTTCCAGAAGATGCTCAGGGTAACAACGGTGTTACATGTACATTCCTCGGTGAATGTGCTGTAAGAATCAATGGTCAGGGTACAAACGAAGCAATTCAGTATACTCTTTCCATCACTCCGACATCACAAATGACCTTCGAGCAAGCGGCATAAATTAGCCTAATAGTACATTTATTGTATTATTTATTATCCAAGTAGTTAGTTAGGTGTAGAGGCGCCTCTAACTACTTACACATCTATGCTTAACTAACGAAAGGATTTTTATTATGGCTTTAGTATTAACAAAAGAACAACAAAAAATTAACGACCACAATCATAGGTTAGCAATCAAACATTTTGAATCTACAGGTGAACTACCAATGGATAGAGAACCTTACAGTTATTGTCTACATCACAAAGATGAATCTCTTAGAGAAAATAATATAGAGAGATATATTCTCTGATTATTTGAAGATTTAGAAGTCAGGCCATACGGCGAACATACATCCCATCATAAAAAAGATAAACCAGGAGTACCCTGGACAGAAGAAAGAAAAAAGGAATACGGAGAAAAGTATTCTGGTGAGAATAATGCCTTTTTTGGACACAAACACACTGAAGAATCACTCAAAATAATGAGTGAAAAGAAAAAAGGCGAAAAGAATCCAATGTATGGGAAGAATGCTTATGCTAATAAGACAGAAGAAGAGATGACAATAATTAAAAAGAAAATGTCTGATGCTAAGAAAGATTATGTCCCTTGGAATAAAGGGAAAAAGTGTAAAGTGGTAGATGGCAAGAGAATGTATTATTAGGAGAAAAAGAAAATGTATAAAGAGTTAGTTGTTGGAGACAAAACATATAAACTTAGATTAACTACAATGGCACTTCTCAATATAGAGAAGGCATTAGGATATAATCCAATCTCATTATTTATAAATATGTCAATGGACAGCATACCTAAACTCAAAGATTTACTTATAGTATTTCATGGTATGCTTCAACCCTTACAGCATGGAATAACTTTTGAAGATGCTTGTAACATATTTGATGAGTATAGTGAAGAAGGACATACTCAGTTTGATTTAATACCACTTTTCATGGATGTCTTTGTAGATGGTGGTTTCTTACAATCAGATGAAGAGGAAGAAGATAACTCAAAAAACGCATAAAGGAGAGTAAAACTCTCTCCAGTTTTTTAGAGGAACTCCGACAACAGGCAATCAACTTCCAATTAGATGAAGAGAAGTTCTGAAATATGACAATTGGTGAAGTTAATAGATACCTTCAAGGTTGTCTTTTTAGAGAAGAGAGACAAATCAAATCTAGGGCAAGTATGGATTATAAATTGGCAATCTCATTAGTAAGTATATTAGGTGCTTCAATGAGTAGTAAACCAATACCAACTATATATGAACTTTACCCAGATTTATTTGAAGAAGATAAAACAGCAAAATCAGTTGCTAACTTTATGAACTTTGCTAACTCGTTTAATAGGAAGTTTAAGAATAAGGAGTAAGTATGGATATAGAAAAATTAAAGGTTCTTATTACCGCTGATGATAGTAAGTTCCAAAAAGCAATTAGAAACATACAAAACTCAATAAAAAGACTGAATACAAATAATCTAGATGATGGTCTTATAAAAGCAGAAACAAAAGTAGGTTCATTAGAAAAGTCCTATAACCAGGCAATGGACAGTATAGTTTCTTCTACAAAGAGTGCTACTTCAAAAGTTGCTAATGAATGAGATAAGAAACTATCAGATGTTATGAAGAGAGTAAGTGATAAAACTGCTTCTCTCAGAAAAGCATTTGCTCTAGGTGGGTTCACTGATATGAACACCTTAGGAGAAATCAATAACTTAGATGCTACATATAGACAACTAAAAGAACTGAAAGACAAGCTTACTTTTGATGGTGTTGTAGATACTTCTCAAATAGATGCAGCATTAGCTGATGCTGTTAAATCTTTGGGTGATACTCAGATAAGAATGGAAGCTACTGTTGATATAGATACTTCTGAGTTATCTAAAGCAGATGCTGTTTTAAAGCAAATAGAAGCCATACTTGATGAGATAAATAAAATAAAGGCTCAACCCATAGATGGAGAATCTATATTGCTTATTAAAGAGTATAGTAAGCAGCTAGAACAGTTGATGACTAAGTTTGAAAGATTACAAGCAGGCCAATCAACTATTACATCAAGTTTAGCCAGAACACAGTTTAAAGCAGACCAACCCGCATTATTTGGAAGAATCTCTGAAGCAACAAACATAACACCTAAAAATGATAGTAATAGTAAACAAGTTGGAAAGATAGCTGGAAATGTTGCTAAGGTTCTCATTGGTGTTAAATCATTTGTAGCATTTGCCAGAAAGGCAGTTGCTGAGAATGAGAAACTTTCAGCAGCAGTTCAATATGCTACTGATGTTATAGCAGCAGGATTAAAACCTGTTCTTGACTTTATAGCATCTCTCATAATTGGTTTCTTTGGAATACTCAGTAGACTTTTCAATATACAGGTAGGTGTTGGTAGGGCAGCAGCTGCTACTGCTTCAAATACAGAGAAAGCATTAACCATTGCTTCATTTGATGAATTAGATGTTCTCAACTCTAATAGAGATGGTGGTGGAGTTAGTGCTGGTTATGGTGGCTACTTAGATGAAATCAATAAGAAATTAGAAAGAGTCTATGGCATTATTGATAAGATTAGAGAGTTTGTAAAAGAACATCTTCCAGGTGGTAAATATAACGATGAATTAGGTGTTCCAAGAGAAACACAGGCTGCTTTTAACCAAGTTTATGGAGATACCAGCATCGGATACAATGTAATACCAGTTGTTACAGGTGGTGAAGTAAATCTAATAAATGTTGCTGAGATAGAACAAGGTGCTCAAAAGTGGTCTACCTTCTTTGGTAGAGTAAAAGAAGGATGGGGCAATCTAAAAGAAACTGTTTCTAAAAATGGTGAAGCAATAGCAGAATCTAACAGACTTACTACAGATGCTCAAGTAGAATCCTGGAATAAGTTCAAAGAAGGTGTTAAATCCAAATGGGATGAACTCAAAGGTAAAATCTTTGGTGATAACACTGAAATAAATGGAAGCAACTTACTAACTACTAATAGTATGTTAGAAGCATGGAATACTCTCAAAGAAGGTGCCAAGAATAAGTGGCAAGAGATAAAGAATAAAATCTTTGGCGATAATGCTGAGATAGCACAGAACAATCTCTCACTTTCTGACATACTCAGCAATGCTTGGGAAAATATAAAACTCAAAGCATCTGAAAAGTGGGAAGGTCTCAAAACTACAATCAATACTAAGATTGAAGATATAAAGACAAAGATTAAGAGTGTTCCTGAAGCACTGAAAAATTGGGCATCTGCTGGTTGGACAGCAGTAAAGAACTTTGGTAATAACATCATTGCTGGTATAGAAGGTGCTATAAATAATGTTATTTGGAAGATAAATAACAGTGGTGTTGCTACTGCCTTAAATAAAATATTTAATGGTGGTTTCCAATTAGGAACTGTTTATATCCCAAGACTTGCTAAAGGTGGTGTTATTGATACACCTACAATTGCTCAAATGGGTGAATATCCAGGAGCAAGAAGCAACCCAGAGATAGCAGCCCCACAATCATTACTGAAAGAAACTATAGATGC